GTTTAGGGACGTTCTTCAGGAAGGGGAGCGGCTTGTCGGTGAATGGCTGGCTCAGGCCCATGGAACGCGCTACAACTTGCACCATGAGCCATTCGTGGCCTTCGACCTGATAAAGACGGAGCGTTTGCCCGTTGGTGATTTCATGGACAGGTTGATGGGAAAATTTGTCTTCCCTCGCATCATCAACAACGGGGAACCTTATTCGATTGAAAAGGCGTTGGAAGCAATCGAGATTTCCGGGCATGGGGCAACTGACCCTGTGGAGGGTGTTGTGTGGCGCGTAGAACGTAAGGGGAAGGTCGATTTCCTCTGTAAATACGTCCGTCCCGATAAGGTGGATGGTTGCTATTTGCCCGAGAGAAATGGCGGGCAAGAGATATGGAACTGGAAGCCATGACGCCCCGCCCGGAGCGGGGAATGGTTCACAAGGTGATAAGAAAACGGGACGGTATTTCGGATTTCACGGCCTGCGACACGAACCTTTCTTATCTGGACCCGGCAAATGATGAATGGTCGAATGTCACTTGCCCGGTGTGCCTCGCGAGGAAGCCAAAGGGGAGGATGGACGATGACGTGTAAAGAAAATCGGAAAATTTATACATATCCCGGGAACGTGTATAGATTCTTGCTGTTTTTGGGGTTGATGGGGTGCCGGGGGAAGAAATCGACGGCGGCGAGGTGAGGGATGAAAAAGTGGCGAAGATTTTTTAGAGCGAATGGGCGCGAGATGCTCCTTGCTTCATATTTTTGTTTTGTTGTTTCAATTCTTATTGCTGGGGATTGGTGCTGGCGAAACGATAAAATTTATGGATCGGTATTTAATTTTTTCCTTTCTTTGTATTTGGCCTATAGATTTATTGGGCATTTTTCAAAATATTTAGTGAGTAAATCCAAAAGAGTTTAAGTGAAAGGAGCCTTCGATGGACTCTAGGACGTGGTGGGTAAGGCAGATCAATGAAAATAGGCTTAGGAGTGATATTATTCCCACCATCGGAGACGTTGATTTTAGCTTAGAGCCTTGGCCGGATTTTGAGGAATGGGTTTGTATTCGAGAGCAATTATGGGGAATTCGGGAGGGCCTGGCATGAGCAGGGACAAGTTCTATTGGAGTGGAGAACCACAAGACCCAAATAAGTGGGAGCCACGTGGGAAATCATTTTGGTGTCCCAAGTTTATTCAGCCTGTAGTCTTTTGGGTGCTTGAGAAATTCGGCGTCGAAGTCTATCGATACAAATATGGCAAGAAAGTCCAACCCAAGGAGGCCCCATGAGCAGGGACGGCAGGGATTTAGACAGGGAGATTGCGGAAAAGGTGATGGATTATGATACCCAGAAGGTTTGGACGGATGATTTCGGGAATCGGCGTTCGTGGAGGGATGAGAACTGGATAAATTATATTCCAAGATTTTCTGAGAACTTGGTGGACGCCTTCCAGGTCGTCGAGAAGATGCGGGAGATGGGCTGGTATTTCTCTATCCAAAATTGTCATAGCCCGGAATATGATTGGTGCTGTGTGATATCAAGTAATGATTTGAATAAGGAGTTGGGCGAGGGAATGGATAAGTCGCTTCCAATGGCTATATGTTTGGCAAGTTTGAAAGTTATGGGGGCAATCAAGAATGAAAGCGTGGAATAGAATTAATTTAGACGATAATTTAATTCGAGAATTATATCTGAGTGGGATTTCAGGAACCAAGATCGCTCAACGGTTAAATACAAGTTGGCCGAATATTTATAACCGTTTAAAAGAGATGGGGATAAAGAGAAGAACAAATTCTGAGTCGCATTTGGGTCAGCCCGCTTGGAACAAGAAGGGTGGATCTATCGATCAAATGGGATACCGTGTTTTGTGGATTAAAAATAGGCTCATAAGGGAACACCGGGTAGTTGCAGAAAAAATGCTTGGGCGTCCTCTGCAAAAAGGGGAAATAGTACATCATAAAAATGGGATACGTAGTGATAACAGGCCGGAAAATTTAGAGATATTACCCTCTCAGTCTGTTCACATGAAGCATCATTTTACGCAAGAAGAAGCTAAGCGACGCGGTCGTTTAGGAGCTAAGAAAAGATGGGCGTCCATCTCCCCCCAGGCGCGGCGGGGGGTTTGATGAAAGAGGTGATCATGTTTATTTACGGCTTCGTCTTTGGGGCATTATTCGGTGTTGTGCTGATGCGTATTAATTGCGAGAAGCATTCCCGTCGCCCCGCCCCTCGGGTGGAATAGGAGAAGGCATGAGTATACTTTATGCAATATGTGGTTTTATCCTTGGGTACAATTTTGAATTAATTAGAAAAACTTGGTTATCGTTTTCTTTGGCTGTTTTGTTAGGCACAATCGTTACCGTTTTATTTTTTATATTTATATGACGCACATTTCCAAAGGCTGATAGGAGAAGGCATGATATTAAAGGCGCATTTCTTTCATTTTCTTGGGTTAGGATTAATATGTTGTGGTGTCTCAATGCTTCTGTGTCCCAAAGATATTAAAACACCGGCATGGGATAGGGCTTTTGTATTTTACGGAGGTCTTTGTATCGGATTATCCGCTAAATTCGTAGTTGATAAGAAAGGCTGAGAGGAGGCCCGCGGAGTGACCGAATGCGAAAATTGCCATAGACAAATCGAAGACGATACGGATGATAATTACAATTCAGACCATTCGATGGTTGGGTGTCCGTATTGTGGGGAATGGCAGGAGGCGGCGGAGTGACGAGAAGGGATAGAGAAGCTTACAGTTTCTTCAGGCGCTTAATTCGTAGCGGCAAGAAACGGAGCGTTGCTATTCGCATGACAGCTGAGTTTATTTACAGGTCCAGGCAGCGCGTTTATCAGATTATCCGGCAGTTTTATTGAGGCGTTCTTTTTCTGAATTTAACCATTGCCAGTTGTTCCAATGGGTACGGCATTTTTTAGAACAATAGAGATATTTCCCGTTTTCTGGTTGAAAGTCTTTATGACACCATTTGCATGTTGCTGTTGATTTCGTTTTGTTTTTTGGCATTGGCTTTCCCCAGGATTGAGATTAATTTTTTAAGAGCGCGTCTGCGCTGAAATCCACGCAAAGTATTTATTTCTTGCCTAACGTACTGAAGATTTCTTAAGCGATTATCGGTTTTAATCCCATTCTTATGGTCGATGTTAAATCCGGGTTTTGGATAGCCACGGAAGGTAATCATTACCAAGGCATGAGTGTTGTAGGATTTATGCTTTCCGTTTGTTTTAATGCCTACCCGTAGATACCTATGCTTTGATTGGCGAATATACACCCATGAACCATTTTTTAGTCGTCTGATTCGCCCCAGGTTGCTAACTTGGTATGCTTCGTCCGTATTCGGAATGAATTTCCATCGTTCCCCGTGAATGGTGGTATCCATAGAATCCCCTCCTTTTAAGAGAATGCCATATTATACATTATAGGTATAATGAAGCACAATCTCCGTCGATCAGAATTATAATTTAAGCGCTTGAATTCGTGATATACTGATACCAGGGTGAGTCGCGTACTCTGCGGAGGACGCTTGGCTCACTCTTTTTTGTTGTCCATCGGCGACTCACCCTCGCACCGCCTCGGGCCTTCTTTGGTTCGAGGCCGCTTTGTTTTACCGCTGCTTTCCCTCCTTCTTTCCGGCTGCGCCTCCACCGTTACACACACGCTCAGATCCAACACCAACGGCGTCTTTAAAGAAACTACCGTCAAATGCTTTAAGCCGGCCTCTAAAGGCTGTTTCAGGGCATTGGATAAGGCGGAGAGTCTATTCCGTGGGCGAGACTGAAACGCATGCGAAAACACTGTTTAAAACGGTTACAGCCCGTGAATCATATAACCAGGACGAAAAGCCGTACAGTAAGCATCCGTTGTGCGCCTGCTGCCGAACGAATTTGAAGGTTGAAGCTGCAGGAGAATTTAGAGGGCATAAGCTGGTATCTCAAGGGAAAATACTGTTTCCATGCCAGTGCAAAGACTCTGAGAAGTGTTCAAAGTGCGCCAAGTGCGCGGATCATCATAAGTGCGACCAGTTTTGGGTGGATTTGTGAAGCGCAAAGATCCCATTTATGAGCCATGCAAGGCCAAGCACAGCGTGTCCAAGCATGTTTGCCAGTTGATTAAAGGCCACATGGGCCAGCACATGAGCATGAAGGCGCGAACTTTGAAGTTGTGGGGCATGGCGATACACCAGATTTGAAGCATCTGCTTTAGGCAGTAGGCCGTGAGGCCAGCAAACCGAAAAGCGGAGAAAAAAGGCGATTAGCCGCCTTTAGTGAGCAGACGAAAAGGGCAGTATCTGTTTAGGCCAACCGATAAGTACATCATGAGGGCTTATCGTTCAGATATTGCAGCCTTGCCTCCTAAGTGGGGATCGTAGGGAGTCTGTCTCTATAAAAGCTAATCAGGAGAGGGCATGAAAACATACATCAGGGCGTATACACCCCATTGGCTGAAGAAAGAATGGGATTACGTTGCCAAACTGAGGAAACGTTCAAAGAAGCGTCGGCAGCGTAGGGAATTGAGAGATAAAGTCTTTCAGGCCATAAAAAATAAGGCGTTTCAAAGAGCGAATGAAAATAGGAAGTGCCCGACTCCAACGGAAGCTAAGTTCGCTCAAATCCTTGATTCGCTCGGCGTCAAATATATTCAAGAGTACGTTTACTTCTACAAGAAATATAAATACAGGATTATCGATTTCTATCTGCCAGATTACAGGATCAACGTTGAACTTGACGGCGGATATCACGATGATCCAGAAGTAAAGAAGTACGACGAGATGAAAGATCAGTTCACCATGATCAAGACGTTCAGATTTAAGAATGAAACGGTTTATACCAATGATTTCGTTGATCGCTTCAAGAACATCTTAATCAAAAGGGCTGTGCGAATGAAGAAATTTAAGTTGGCTGAACTTCAGCAAATAGGCGTTCTCTGAAGAGTTTTAGGAAGAGTTTCTTTTGTGTCGTGATAGTCCACATAGGTCATTAAGATGAAACTCTTCGTAGATCGAGTCATGGGATATCACGCCTTAAGCAAGGCAGGGCTAAAAAGTTAGATGCATCGACGGGAGAGCGGAAGAGATTCACGGTAAAGTTGGTTGATAATGCACCAATAATACATGTGTTAAATATGAAAGCGTTGATAATCAATAGGAATGTACTGATAATAACGCGACATATCAGTTGTTATCAGAAGTTGAGCGGTTTGGTCGGGAATAAATAGAGGGAGAGGGGCGGAGGGAGTACCGAATCGTAGAATGAATAATTATAGGTACCATCCGCCCATCGTAGCAGAGCCAAAAAGGTGGTCAAGTGGAAAAATCAAAGGGTGGTAGGCCGGAAAGCGAAATGAAAGAGCTGCATGAGCAATGGGAAAAGCTCATGTGTCAGCCTGAATTTAATGAATTAAGCCATAAGGAGCAAGCGCAGAGGATCGGGGTATCGGATCGAACGCTGGACAAGTGGCATTTGGAGGCTCCTCAGTCGTTTTGGGATAACGTGGCATCGACGATAAGGAGCCAATATTCGCAATACGCGCCCAAAGTGGATATGTCGGTGATTAAGGCGGCGCAGAACGGAAGTTATCAGCACCAGGAATTGTTTTATAAGCGGTTTGAAGGGTGGTCGCCGAAGCAAACGAACGAGAATATTAACCGGAACCCGGAGTTAGAAGGGTTGTCGGACACGGAGTTGATGGAGAAGGCGCTGAAGGATGTGCCGAGGGACGTGCTTTTGAAGGTATTGAATGAGAAGAAGGCTCCGGAGCAGGTGGTAGAGCCTGGGGAGTCTCAAGTTAATGGGTAGCGACGCAATAAAACTTTGTAAAGATTGCCGGTTTTGTTATCCGGGGAGTGCTAGCCAAAATCCGGCTTATTGGGAAAAAACGGCGCGCTGCGGAAGGCCGAAATATCAAAGAAAGAGTTTCGTTTCTGGGGAAATTCGTATTGATGGCCCGCTTTGTGAGAAAGAGCGATTAGGATTTGAGGGGAATTGCGGCGGATCGGCCTATTATTTTGAAAAAGCTATCGGCGGTTGAGGAGCTTTTAAGGCGGAAGACGGAGGAGAGGTACCGATTCTTCACGCCGAACGGGAAACAGGAAAAATTTTGCAGGTTAGTGGGTGAAGGGAAGCACTTTATCTACATTTTGAGTGCCGGGAACGGAGTAGGGAAGACTTCGGCGGTTATTAACTTTCTGGCGCATCTGATTTGGGGTGGTAAGACCCCGTTCTTTGAAAATCTGCCTTTGGTCAAGGATTGGCCTTATCCAAAGCGTATAAGAATCGTCACGGAATCGGCGGCGGTGAAGGAAATCGGCGCAATAGATCAAGAAATTAAGACTTGGTGGCCTGAAGGGAAATATAAAGGGTCAAAAGAGGGGAATCAGTTCATTTCCCTTTATAAAGCGGAAGATTGGGTCATCGACAAGATGACTTTTGAGCAGCAGGTGAAAGAATTTGAAGCTTCGACGCTTGGAATCGCCTGGTTTGACGAGCCGCCGCCTAAACCGATCTTTGAAGCTTGCAAGTACCGTCTGCGTAAGGGTGGGATCATCATTATCACGATGACGCCGTTAGAAGGGGCCGCCTGGATATTTGAAGAGGGAGGTTTGCTGGACTCTGAGGACTGTGTTGTGGTCTATGCCGATTCCGAAGACAATTGCATCCAGCACAGTAAAGACGGTAAGGGTGTCTTGGAACATAAGCATCTGGAACGGATGTGGGCGGGCGATTCTGAGGCAGTCATAAAAGCAAGAAAAGAAGGCAAGCCTCTTTCAACGGTCAACACGGTTTTCGGGCAGCAATGGGAAGAAAAAGTCCATGTGATCGAAGACGATGTGGAACCGCCGCCCGGAAGTCAGTTTGGGATGACGGTAGACCCTGGTGATGGCAAGCCTTACGCAATAACGTGGTGGTGGGTAGACCCTAGGGGCCACATTGTTTTTGATTACAACTGGCCGGAAGAAAATTGGGTGAAGGTACTCAAAAACAAGAGTTACCAGACGCTCCGGATGGACGAGTACTTAAAGATTTTTCAGCAGTACGAGAAGGGCCGTCACATGGAATGGCGAATCTTTGACAGGCACTACGGGAACACGCGGGATGGACGGACTGGAAAGTCTTTGATTGACGATTGGGCGGCGATGTACGGAATCCAGTTCCAGCCCTCGTACAACTGCGAAGAAGAAGTTAGTACCGGCATTAAGATGGTGAACCAGTACCTAAAGTTCGACCGGAATCAGCCGGTGAATGCCATGAACGTGCCGAGGCTTTACGTTAAGAAGCGGTGCAAAAACGTGATCATGAGTTTACCGAAGTGGCCGTACAAGATCGATCCGGAGACGTATATTGCGAAACCGGATAAAGGAAGCGTGTACAAGGATTTCTGTGACGACGTGAGGTATACGTGTATGTTGAAGCCGGAAGTCTACGAGTCCCGGCCCATGCGTCCCCGTCCGGCGGCCTATGTGATCGGGCGATGACGGGCACCGAATACGTTGAAATTCTTAGATTTGTAGAAGTTTAACCATTTTGCCGGGCCTGGCTGATCCCCAGGAGCAATAGAAGGGCTTAGCCCCTTCTCCCCCGGACACAGTTCGCTAAGGGACTGACTCTCGAAAGAGGGTTAGTCCCTTTTTTTGTGTCCGGTCACTTTGGAGGTTTTATGCCGAGGACGAAAAAGGAAGTTGCCATAGAGGAACCGAAGCCCCCGTCGGTGGACAAGACGGTTCTCCGGCTGCTTGTTGAACAGGTGGTTTATCTCAAACGGGAATTGGGTCGCGGGACGTACCAGGAATCGGAAGACGCCGATGTCGTGCGTCTAAAAGAGTTGGTGAATGGCTAACGAAGGCATTAATTGGCGGGAAATCCATAAAAAGGAACTGACGGATTTTGTCCGCCAGTTCTATCAGACGTCCTATCTCTGGCGGCAGAACGCCTATCACGAAAAATGGGACAAGTACGAGAGGAACTATCGGAGCATTTACGATCCCGACATTAAAAAGCGTAAAGCCCCCTGGCAGTCCTGCCTATTCGTTCCATCGTCCAATCAAAACGTGGAGGTCATCACTTCCGCGTTGACCAAAATTCATTCCGGCAAGAAACACGCCCTTTCCTTGGAACCCCGGGAGATGGGGGACGAACTCCAAGCCGAGATGAACACGAACTTGATGGGGTACTACCTCGAAAAAGGGAATTTTCCTATCGGCAGGTACGACACGATCAAAGAATCCGGGATTTATGGGTCCGGGTTCATGAAGATTTTCTGGGAGAGAAAGTACGCGAAACGCCGTATCCGTAAGCCTGTCCTGGCGGGGTTTATGGACATGCTGACGAAGGGGGCCATTCCGGGGACGAAATTGAAGGATGTTGAGATGGTTGAGGACGTCCTGATTAAAAATGGGATTCGGTATCAGCATGTCCATATCCGGGACATTTTTCTGGAGCCGAATTCCAAGGACGGGGCGAGGGTCATCCACCGGGACAAGATCACTTACGGCGAATTGAAGCGGTTGGCCGACCAAGGCCTTTTGGATAAGGATTCCGTCAAAGAGCTATGGATGCACTACGAGAGTGACAAGTTCGAGGAAGATGTCAGACCTTTGAAGTTCGACCAGTCTTTGGACGACCCGAAACTTCCCCGCCCTTCTTATGACAAGAACCACACTGTCTGGGAATTCCACGGTCCGCTGCCGATGAAATGGGTTGATTTGGACATGCCCGAGGATACCGAGGAGCAGAAGGAAAAAGCCAACGAGATCACTCCTGGGAAGGCTTTGGTCGCATCTGGGTATTGGTTCCTGGGGTCTGAAGAAGAACCTGACCAGGCGATGGAACCGCCCATCCTTCAGGTGGACTACATCCGCAGCGGGCAGACCTACGGGATAGGGGTTTGTGAGCTGATGGCGGGTCTTCAGGAAGAACTGAACGAGATGACCAACCAGTCCATCGACAATATCAGCCTTTTGATGAACAAGGTCATCGTGGCGATGGAGAAGTATTTCGTCGATATCAACGAGATTCGGTCGGCGCCCGGGGCTGTTTGGAGAGTCAAAGAGAACATGAACATCGACGACGTGCGGAAAGTCGTCATGGAAATGCAGTTCTCGGACGTTCCGTCGTCCTCTTTTAAAGAACGCTTTGACCGTGAGAGGCAGATCCAGGAAGTGACTGCCGCTAACCGCATGACCACGGGCAGCGCCGGGATGTCGAACGACACGAACCAAACGTTGGGTGGCATGGAACTTCTCCGACAAGCCGCTTTTGACCGTTTTACCGTTTACGCCTATATCATCGGCAGGCAGTTCGACGTGAAGGTGGCGAAGAAGACAATGGAATTGATCTACCAGAACATGGAAGACGAGACGGCGAGGTTGATTTTGGGAGAGCAGCCCATCGCCATGCTCAACCCCGAAACAGGTATGGACGACTTAATCGCCAAATATGCCCTTTGGAAGCGGATGCCGCCTCACGAGTTGGACATTTGTTACGACTACGTGCCCGCTGACGTTTTTGGTTCTGAGAACAAATTCCAGAAATCCCAAGACTTGATGAGTTGGGGGCAGTTTATCGCCTCCACTTTCCCCCAATGGAACCCTTTGCCTTTGGTGAAGAAGTTGGGGCGGCTCAAAGACTTCTCTCCCGAAGAAATCACGGAGATGGTTGGCGACTTGGAAGGCATGATGCCTACCCCGATGGGGATGGGTCAGGGTGTTCCGTCTATTTCCAAGGCCACGAAACAGGCAACCGGCGAGGTTTCGCCTCCTTCTGAGTCGGCGATAGGCGCTCCGTGAGTCTTTTAGCGGATTTGGAGCGGAAGACGGAAATGACAAAAGAGGCTTTACAGGCGATCAGTCAAGAAGGGGCGGAAGCGAAGCTCCAGATCATTCGTGGCGGCCTACGCGAGATTGAGAATTTAGAAGCCAAAATTTTGCAGTTGGAGAAGCGGGACTCTTAGGGGAGAAAGACCAACTCGCTTTTCAGGAGAAAAAATGGAACCTCAGATTCAAGACACCAACGCTGCGCCGGTAGAACCGGCAAAGGCTTACGTATCGGACACCAACGCGATCAAGGCGCAACTTCAGGCTGAAATTCAGGCCAAGAGAGAAGCGGCCAACAAAGCGACTGTCCCGAGCGTACCGGCGGCGACTGTCACAACCGAAGCTCCGACGCAGACTGTCAGCACTCCTCCGGTGGCGAAGGCCCCGGACCAGACCAAGCCCGACAGTATGCAGCAGTTCAGGGACAAGGACGGTCAAGTTAGCCCCGAGAAGATCGAGAAGGCTAACGAACACCTACAGAACGGAATTCAAGACAGGGAAACGAGGATTCAGCAGCTCCTTAAACTCAACAAAGAGTTGCGGCGTGAACACCGGGAAAAGAGCGTTCAAGTAAAGACCCTTGAGTCGGAACCGCCTAAAAATGGCGTGGTTCTTGATAAACAGGCAATTCTTGACCGCCTTAACAATGACCCCGTGACCGAGTTGGAACAGATGATCGAGGCTCGTGTCAAAGCCGCCGTCACTCCGCTTCAGGAAAAGTTGAGCCAAAAGGAGATGGTGGAACGGGAACTCGCCATGGCCGATAGTTTGGATAAGATCGGCCAGAAGGGGAACCCGTGGGTTTATACCCCGGAAGGAACGACATGGTTTGAGGAACGGTTCCAAGAGGAGCCGGCCCTCCGACAGATGCGCGATCCTTACGCCGCCGCGATAGGCCTCTTTTCTCACTTGCTTCCGTCTTCGATGGCACGACAGCCCGACGCAGCGCCGTCGGTGAGGTCTACCCCGACTTTAGGGGGAGGCCATGCCGTGCCGCCTCCGAGTTCCGCGCCGACTGAAACCCCGGAGCAACAGTTGAAAAAATTACGGTCTGACTATGATCAGGCCATGAAGATCAGGGACATAAAAACAGCGTCCGAGTTGCTTCAGAAAATGAAGCATTTGGACGCGAGGCAGCTTGTTCGATAGGTGTTCCAAAGACAGCGCAGAGAGAAATAGATGGCGGATACGCTAACCCAATTAAGCACCAACGACAACCTATTACCGGAGTATTTCGTACCGGAAGCGTTGTTGACGCTGTACAACGAAACTCATTTGTACGAGTTTGCTAAGAAGGCTCCTCAACCGAAACGCCGAGGCGATACAACTTTCTGGAATGCCTGGGTACGTTTGGCTGGTGCTTCTTCGACCCTGGCCGAAGGCGGCAACAACAGCACCACCGCTCTTTCGTCCCGTCGGGTCTCCGCGACCCCGGCCCAGTATGGCCGTGGCGTGAAGATCAGCGACCTTGAGGAGTTCATGACGGTCCTGGATGCCCGCGAAGGCGCGCTCAAGCAACTGAAGGAATCCGCGAAGGAAACCTTCGAGTACGTCTGCCAGACGGGTATTTTCAAGACCGTTTACTTCACTCAGAACAACTCCAAGACCCTGCTCTTGTCCTCGGTGATGTCCTCCTTGGCGTCTTCTTTCTGCGCCAACACCGGGACTTCGAGCCGGACGAACCGGCAGTTCCAGTTCCCGGCGGTGTTTTCGACTTCCTGCGCCCGCCTGTCGGCTGTGAACGCTACGGCGCCTTCCCAGTCGGCCCAACTGTCCCTATACGGTGTCCGTAAGGCCCTGAACCGTTT